ACGTACACGCAGAGTAACGGTGGTGTAATTATGAGTTTCGTCTACATTGAGGGTTTCGACAACTTTGCTGTAAACCAAGACTTACGTGACGAGGGGTGGCAAAGTACCCGCTCTGACGGTGCGATTCTGGGAAGCACGCTGACGTTTTACTCAGGTAGACTGAATGAGCGCAGCTTCGGAAAGAACGTGACGAGTACAAACACCGATGGTTTCGGTAGGGCAATCCCTTCGGCCATCGGAAGAAACCTACACATGGGGTTCAGCTTCAAAGATGCTAGTGTCCGGGAAAATTCCACATGGGCAAGCGCGTCTGAGGTAAACTCACTGATTGTCACAGGAATGACCACCGCCAGTAACGGTACCTTGAAACCAATCCTAGTTGTAACTTACCTGCACCGTTCCAGACGGTTTGCAATTACCAGCAACACAAACACCAACATCACCAACCCCGGAAGTACAGCAGTAACACAGCGTACATTCTACTCCGATGCACCTGAGTGGTTTGACCCAACTACATGGAACTACTTTGAGTTGATTGTCACCAACAGTGGTAACGAGGCGTACCTATATTGCAACGGTGAGGCGGTGGCTAGTAACATCGACACCGGAATTACCTACGGTACTGGCGGTTTCACCTTCTTCTACTTCATTGACTTTCCCAACAGGGTGCAGTGGAGTTACCCTATTCATGGGCCTATTGGTAACGGGGAGTTTACAGGGAACGCCCTTGGGATTAACGGTCCACGAGCGCGGTATGATGATGTCTTCATCAAACAGTCCACCGCATTGGCAACCCCTCTGGGTGACTTTAGGATTAACGATGGTGCTGCAACAAGTGACTTCTCTGTGGAGTTCACCCCAACAGTGGGTTCGCTGGACAACTTCTCGAACCTTGATGAGTTGACCGCCGATGGTGACATTTCAGTTGTGTCTTCAGATACCCCGACAAAGACTGACCTGTACTCGCACTCTGTCCAACTGTCCCCTGTTGTGGTACCAAATACGGTAACCGTAAAGACCCGTGTAGTAGCCAAGAACGCTGTGATTGCCCCGGTTGTATTCTCAGGGATTATCTCAGATGGTCTGGTCACTGTTGAAGGTGGTCCGTACCTCATTGGTACAACCTACGGGTACCACTCTTTGACCTACAACACGGATGCCAATGGTGTTCCATGGACAAAGGCAACCGCAGAGGCCACGTTATTCGGCTTCACACATAAACCATAGGAGTTCTTATGTCAATCACTTTTATTGATGGCTTCTCTACTTACGGAGCAATCGACAAAGTTTACCAGAATGGCTGGACACCGACAGGTTCAAACCCTGCGGCCCTAACAACTGGTAGGTTTGCTGGTTCTTCAGCCATTACCTTTGATGGTATTCAGCGCGGTGTTCGCCGTAGCTTCGGCCAAGGCGCTGTTACTGAGTACTGCATTGGGTTTGCCCACCGGGTGAACTCATCTGATTCTAACTCAATCCGAGTGTTGAATCTCTTTGGGGAGACAATCCCCCGGTATATCCTGAGAATTCTTCCCGAGGGTGTCCTTGAGGTTCTGTACAACAGCAACCTTTCCAGTAGCCAGATTCTCTTGGAGACGCTGAGTTTAGGTTCCGGTAGTGCTGTGGTCAACACGGTAGGTGCTTGGAACTACATTGAGTTCCGTGTGTTCGATGGTACCAGCTTCCAAGTGTTCGTGAATGGTGTTCTTGACTTCGGGGGTACACTCCCCGACTCAGTGAACTTGTTCTCTTTCGGATTCGGCTACGACCCTGTGTTCCAAAACAATGGTAGTCAACGAAACCGGGTCACTGACCTGTACGTTAAGATTGCTGGTGGTATCTACAACGCCGACACGTTGCCCTTAGGTGACTGCCGGGTTGACGTGAAGGTTCCTGAGGAAGACGTTACCACACAGTTCATCCCTTCTGCTGGAACAACCAACTACGAGAACGTGGATGAGCGTGAGCAGGACGGTGATGCTACCTTCGTGAGTGCAGCCAACACTGGCGACTTCGATGCGTACCGCTCAACAACCCCACTTCCCTACAACCCCCAGAAGATTCACGCTGTGCAGGTAGGTGTAGTGGCCCGGAAGTCTGATGCAGGCTTGCGCCGTTCAGGTATCCGAGTACAATCCGCTGGTGGTACAGTGGTTACTTACCCCGGAGTCTCTTTGGGGACTGAGTACCAGCGTACCAACGAGGTTCTTGAGGTAGACCCAGATGGAAACATCGAATGGTCCAAACCAAAGGTCGATGCTTTAATCTTCGGCCCACGTATCGAGGTGTAATATGAGTAACCCTGTAGTCACAAAGCAGAACATCGCCATCGGATTCTCGGTGGACGCTTCCGTTGTTGACGTAAGGGTTACCTCAATCAACCTTCAAGTCCTTGCCAGCGTAGCTGCTGGTCTGGACAACCTTGTTCGAGTAACACAGGTCCCGGTTGAGGTACTCCTTACAGCTTCACCAGCAAAAGCCCCTTCAGTTTCCATCATACAACACGGCTGGAATCCAGACTTGGATGTTCCACCAGAACTTGAAACGGATTTAGAACCATGAACCATGAAGACGTGACCGACAAGCGGGTTACCCTGCTTGAGTTCCGCATGGAACTACAAGAGAAAGCGACTTCGGAACTCACAACCACTGTCTCGGCGGTGGACAAAGCCTTGGGCAACGTAGTACAGCAACTGTCTCAAATCAAATGGATTGCCATTGGTGGTATCGCCTCGCTGTTTCTGGCAGGTTCCCCATGGGCAAGCAAGATTATAGGATTGATTCTATGAGCAAAGCCTCAGAAAAGGTCCTCAATGACCTTCACACTAAACTTGCAGAGGTCCTGAAGGACGCACTTGCGGATAAGCACGACCCGGAGACTGGCGACAAGCTACCTCCCAACGCTGCAATTCTGAACGTGGCCCGACAGTTCCTGAAGGACAACAAGATTGAAGCTGGTTTGACCAACACAGATTCGGCCATTGGCTCTCTGGCGGACCTTCCAGTGTTCGATGATGACGAGAATGTGGTGCCCTTCAGGGCTTCCAAGTAACACGGTAAGGGGTGAGTATCCCCTTGCCCCTACCGATGCAACCAAGAGGCCCCTATGACTCCACAACAGCAGGAATACGCACGGATGTTGAAAGACTTCCGTGTGTTCATCTTTCTGGTATGGCGCAGTTTAAACCTGCCCAAACCAACCCGTATGCAAAACGATATTGCACTCTACCTTCAGCATGGCCCCAAGCGTTCAATCATTGAGGCTTTCCGAGGTGTAGGGAAATCATGGCTTACAGCGGCCTTTGTCGTGTGGCTGTTGCTTCGCAATCCCCAGTTGAAGATTATGGTAGTGTCCGCCTCAAAGGACCGCTCAGATGCCTTCTCGACCTTCGTGAAGCGTATCATTAACGAACTCCCTATTTGTGAACACCTGAGGACCAAGCCGGGTCAACGGGACTCCATGATTAGCTTTGATGTTGGCCCCGCCACTCCTGACCAGTCACCCTCGGTTAAGTCCGTGGGTATCACCGGGCAGCTTACTGGTTCCCGTGCTGATATTATCATTGCCGATGACGTGGAAGTTCTGAACAACTCCGCTACTCAGGCCATGCGTGACAAGCTCAGTGAACTGGTAAAGGAATTCGATGCGATTCTGAAACCACTGGACACCTCACGGATTATCTACTTGGGTACACCCCAGTGTGAAATGTCCCTGTACAACGCCTTGCCTGAACGTGGCTACGAAGTACGGGTATGGCCTGCTCAGTATCCCACCGCCAACAAGGTTGCAAACTACAAGGGACGACTGGCACCAATCATTACCCATGACATGGAGAATGGTGCAAACGCTGGTGACCCTACAGACCCTGTACGATTCACCCACGAGGACTTGATGGAACGCCGGGTCTCCTATGGAGCCGCAGGCTTTGCCATGCAGTTCATGTTGGATACAACCCTTAGCGACACCGAGAAGTACCCATTGAAGCTGAAGGACCTGATTGTACAGTCCTTGGCACTCGACAGGGGACCCTTGAAGTTGGCTTGGGCTGCTGACAAGGACTTGGCTCATACCGACCTTGAAGCCATGGGACTGACTGGTGACCGTTTCTATTCCCCCTTCTGGGTTGACCGGGAGAACATGAAGGAATGGGAAGGTACCGTATTAGCCATTGACCCGAGCGGTAGAGGCTCCGATGAGACCGGGTATGCCGTAGTATCACAGCTTGGTGGTTATCTCTTCCTGAGGGCTTCTGGTGGCCTCCGTGGGGGTTATACACCTGAGAACCTTGAGACTCTGGCAAACATCGCCAAGAACTACAAGGCCAAACAGGTAATCATTGAGGCCAACTTCGGTGATGGTATGTATTCAGAACTCATCAAACCTGTGCTGGGAAGAATCTACCCCTGCTCAGTTGAAGAGGTGAAACACCACACCCAGAAGGAACGCCGTATCATTGACACTCTGGAACCAGTGCTGTCAACCCATAGGTTGGTTGTCGATAAGGCAGTCATTGAGAAGGACTACAAGGACACCATGGTAGACCCATGCTACTCCCTGTTCTATCAAATGACCCGTATCACTGCTGACCGTGGGGCACTCAAACACGATGACCGACTGGATGCCTTAGCGATTGCTGTAGCGTACTGGTCAGAGTCCATGGCTCGTGACAACGACAAAGCTCTGGAAGCTCACAAGGCAAAGATGCTGGATGCTGAACTACGTAAGTTCAAGACCCAAGTAGTTGGAGCCAAGAAGGAAGCCTACGGTGGCTGGTTCAAGAACAACCGCAGGTTCAAGTAAAGGTAGACGGTGAGGTATGATACTTGGTAGTATAAAGCTACCGGGGGCACGCTTCATCGTCTAGCGATGGGGTCCACGATACAGACCGTTTGTTGTCTGGTAGTGGCTCAGGGGAACTTCATTGCTGGACTAATGTGGATAACACACTAGGACCCAATAAGAAACCTGTGGGAACCTACTCACCTGAACTGGTAACCTACGTGTATCTCCCTTTGATGGGAATGATTGTAAGCTGAACAACCTTGAGTAACACTACTCTGGGTCTAGTAGCCTTCCCTTCAGATAGACTATTGGGGTAACCACTGGGGGGTAGGGGGGCACCTCATAGGTTTCTTATTGCGTCCTAATATAGAGTAACTCTATGAGTATATCTTATAGAGTATCCCTACTGGGGTAATGACCATCATTGATATAAACTATCCATGACTACCCTGTAGGAAACCTTGTAGGCAACCACAAGACAGCCCACAAGATGATTCAGCTAGGTACCCCTTCGGGGGTGACCGCTCAGTGGACTGTAGGTACCTTCTGGTGACTCCCATGGGGTATCCCGTAGGGAGGAATGTTTATAGTGAAAAATGTGAGAGAGTAATCGACAAGATCGGGACAGTTCTAACCCCCCTTGGCACCCCTACTCTACCCACAAGACACCCCACAAGGGTAACGCGCACGCCTGCACGGGTATACGATAGGGGAATCCTATGGGTAATCAAGGGGTTATCATAGGGATTGACTATAGGGGAGACTAGTGGGGATAGTCAGGGGCTATGTCCTAGGCTATCTGTTCCCCTCAAGATACACCACAAGATGTAGTACTGGACACCACCGCCAACCACAACCTATAGTGTACCCTCAAGACAATCCACAAGGCGTATCAATTTTTTTTCTTCAAGGGGGTTGACAGGATGCCCGGAAGTGTGCACAATGGGAACCACTGATTCAACACAACAAGGAAATAGACCATGATTACACGTGAAGCCTTTGAACAAATGGACCATGCCAAGCTGGTAAACATGCTGGTATCAATTCAGGGCCTTATAGGTTCCCAGCGGTCCAAGTGGATAGAATTGAAACGTGGGGCTGAGGCTGAAGGTTTCCAGATTATGGCGACACGGTTGGAGGCCCGGATTGAGACCGCGAGCCACCTTCTCGATGCCATTTCGAGGGATGCCGAGTAACCCACAAGGGACCCGCAAGGGTTCCACTCTGTCAGGCTCTTATCAATTTTTTTGGTAGGGGGTTGACAAAGTGGAATTGTTCGAGTAGAATGGTTTCCATGCTGAAGAACACACTCAGCCGCTCATTAAAAGTTTAATCCAGCAAACCACCTTCAGGTGGGCGTACTCGTGAGGGTATGCTCTCAGGACTAGGTACGGGGACAGGCCGATTATCTCCGCACCTGAAGGCCACGTGGAAAATTCCCTTGATTGGGTAAGTACTGTGGGGGTTGACAAACTGGATTAAACGTGTATAATGGGCACCATGCTGAAGCGATTCAGTAAGTCGGAAAAGTGGCGCTGCGAAAGCGACAGGCCCTAGCTCTTTAACAATTTGGATAATGATGCGATTTTCTCTCACAAGGGGATGTCCATGGGTAAACATGGGCAAACCCTGAGGGGCTTCTTTGAGGCTTTTCAGGGTTAATCACCTGTGAGGTAATCAAAATGGATTCAATGCAAGTATTCATTGCGGTCTGGTCCGTAGCGTCCCTGTACGCTGCCTATAAATTGTGGAGCATGTAACCATGGGAAAATTCCTTCTAAAATTCGCACCTTTCACTGTCACCGTGTACTGGGGCCGGGATGTTTACCGCCACAAGTCATGGACCCTGAAGGGTGCCCTTGAGTGGGTCCGCTGCTATCCCTTGGGGGCCGATTTGGTGGCCCGTAAGCGTGGCGCTCTGGTCCTTTACCGGGGGCTGTCACTGTGAAAACCTTCGAGAAAAATCAACAGGTAGTCTGTGTGGCAAACAACGGGTATTGTCTCACCACGGGGAAAGTGTACACTGTGGTCGAATACATGCCGCCAATCCCTGCCGATTCATCCCATGGGTTTACATGGCCTGCCTATGTGACTGTGGTGGATGACTTCGGCAAAGAAGCAACAGGCCACGCCTACCGATTCAAACCGCTAGATTGACAACTCAGGCCCATTGTGTTACAGTGGGTCTCGGTGGTCGATTTGACCGATAACCTGTGAGGATAACATCATGACAACACAATTTGAATTTGACCGTGCCCGTGCTAACCTGCACCATTTCGTGCTGCGTACCGCCCGTAATGTGGCCCGTTCTGTGGGCTTCAGTTACGAGGAACGCGAGGATGCACCGGACACCCTGCAATCAATCCGCGAGGCTTTCCTGAAGTCCCGTAATGACCGCTCAGGGTTTCCAGTGTATGCCGGGGCAAGTGATAAAACCATTTATTTGTCACCTGAGGGTAATTGGGCTTTCCGGTTCTGGCATGACATCCTGCATGTAATCCATGCGAGTAACACCACATTCGAGGATGAGGTTAAGCTCGGGTGGCTCCACGTGCAGGCAGTCGAAAAGGAATTCGGCAAGGGTTCCCTTGAAGCTCGGATTATGGGCTGGGATACCGTGGGACAATCAGCATACCATGCAATGATGGGGAATTTCCCTGAAGACCAGCGCGAGTTTGTCTTCAATGCCCTGACCCGTGGTGCGAATCTCAACCAGTGGGCGGACATGGCCTACAATGGTCTGGAAGTCGAAGTTTAACAGATTGACAATCGTAGGGCCTCAAGGGGTCCTACAGTGGTCGATTTGACCGAATATGTGAGGTATGAATAATGGAATCAATCATAAAGTTTCACCGGAAGAACCCTGAAGTGGGGTCTTTGGGTAAGCCCAGCAAAATGCCGGGGTTTGCCTATGGCCTGAGCGCGTTCGACTGTAAAGTGGGGGCCAAACTCCGTGAGGTGGAAGGCTCCACGTGCAACAAGTGCTACGCAACCCGTGGGCACTACCTGTACGCCAACGTGAAGAAAGCGCAAGCTGTCCGCCTACACTCACTCGATG